TGGACGAATGGAAGGCGTACTGGCCCGAACCGGTCAAACGCGCCCGCGTGCGTGCGGCGATCGCCATCCAGCGCCGCAAGGGCACGGCGGGCAGCGTCCGCGATGTGGTTGCTGCGTTCGGTGGTTCTGTACTGATCCGCGAGTGGTGGCAGCTGCAACCGAAGGGACCACCGCACACCTTCGAAGCGGTGATGACCATCGCCAACCAGGGCGGCACGTCGGCCACCGCCATCTTCGTCGACGACGTCATCGGCGAGATCACCCGCACCAAGCCGGTGCGATCGCACTTCACCTTCACCCAGGGCATGCAGGCCGACGCAGCAATCGGCGCGCTTGCAGCCGCACACGCCACGGCCTTCCGCCGCATCCAACTGATCGGAGAGTAAACCCCGCATGCGATTGAAAATCACCGACGCCGGCTTCGCCAAGCTGGTCAATCCGCCGAACACCGGCACCAATGCCGTTCTGATCACCCAAATCGGCCTGACGTCCACGGCATTCGCACCTTCGGGCGACCTGACTGCGCTGCCAGGCGAGATCAAACGGGTCGCAACCTTCGGCGGCCAGGCCGTGGGCGATGACACGCTGCACGTGACCATCCGCGACGACAGTGCCACCGCCTATTCGCTGCGCGGATTCGGCCTGTACCTGGCTGACGGCACGCTGTTCGCCACTTACGGCCAGACCGATCCGATCATGGAAAAATCGGCTGCGTCGATGCTGCTGCTGGCCACTGATGCGCGTTTCACCGACGTGGACATCACGCAAATCCAGTTCGGCAACGCCGAGTTCATCTACCCGCCGGCCACCACCGAGGTGCTGGGTGTGGTCGAGCTGGCCACCAGCACCGAAGCGGAAGACGCGGCTGACACCCAGCGCGCGGTGACTCCGCGCGGCCTGCGTGCGTTCACCGACAAGCGCTTTGGTGCTGCCGCACCGACTGCACTGGCCAGGACCCTGCTGTCTGCCGCAACCACGGCTACCGCACGCACTGCGCTAGAGCTGAAGGGAGCCGCACTGAAGGACACCGGGCATGGCAATGGCCTGGATGCTGACACCCTGGACGGCAAGCACGCGTCCGCGTTCGCCCTCGCGGGTGACTTCGCTACTGTCGGGCACAAGCATGTCATCGCGGATGTGACCGGGCTGCAGGGAGTGTTGGATGCCAAGGCGGTCAAGGGAACCAATAGTTTCACCGATCAGCAGTTTGTCGGCGGGACGTTTCCGCTGGTGGGCTTTGGCGCCCAGGGTGCAGAGCAATCCTTCATCGGCGGCTGGGCCAACGCGGGCCTGTGGCGGGTATGGAGCAATGACCGCGCGACCAGTAGTGAAATCACCATCAAGCACGGCGACAGCCCGCGCTGGAACGGCTCTGCGATGTGGCATGCCGGCAACTTTACGCCGGAGTCGAAGATCGATGTGGCGGGCGGCACGTTCACCGGTGGCGTAACCATCAAGAACAGTTCCCTGCGCGTTTCAGGCTGGGCTAACGTCGCAACCGATGGGGTCATCTACTTTGGCTCGGGCGACAGCTACTTATTCAAAGCCGGCCCATCGTTCTCACTCAAGAATGCCGAAGGTGGGTTCACTGCATTGTTGAATTCTGGGGGTGGCATCTGGACCAGCGGCAACTTCGACCCTAACAGCAAGATCAGCAAAGCCGGCGACACGATGACCGGAGAACTCACTACGGTTGGGTTGCGCGTTGGCTACGCTGGGAATGCGGTTGCCCGAGTGTTCAGCTCTGCGGGCGCCGTCTACTGGGACAGCCGCAGCAGCTACGATGGTGAGCTGCCCAATGCTGTCGCGTACTATCGCGCAGCCACGCATGATTTTCGAAACAAGGACGGTAACAGCGTCGCGTCCATTGATGGCGCTGGCAGATTCTGGGCCGGGCAGATTGGTGTGGACACTGCCTTCATCGGCGGAGACCGGACGTCCCAAGGAGCGCAGATTACCTGGAATCGTGAGGGCGCTTCCAATGGCTACGGTTGCTCGGAATACGTTTGCAACTTCGGCGGCGGCACCGGTGGTCACCACTTCTACGTACGACCGAGTGCGGGCGTAGCAGCCACCCGTGTTATGGGTGTTGATCGCAATGGAGCACTATGGGTGGCCGGCGGTTACGACGTCGGCTCCTCGCGCAAACTGAAGGTTATCGACGGTCCCGTGCCCTACGGTCTGGCTGCCGTCGAGCGCTTGGAACTGGCTACCGGTCACTACAAGCCAGAATACAACCCCGACGGCCGCCGTCGTCTCTTCTTTGTCGCCGAACAGCTGGCAGAACTGGTGCCCGAAGCGGTCGACCTGGAAGGCATCGAGTTCAACGGTGAACGCGTCGCCACGGTCAAGCTCGACCAGCTTCTGCCGGTCATGGCCAAAGCCATCCAGGAACTGGCCGCAGAAGTGCGCGCACTGAAGGCGGAGGGCTGACATGGCCAGCGGATATCGCTCGGCAGGCGTCGACTTCGACGATCTGTTCGATCCCTATGTGGAAGGCCCCGTTGCACAGGACTCCGGCCTGCGCGTGGGCGGCACCGACCTCAGCCGTCGCTATGCCCACATCCAGTACGGCAGCAAACGCGGTGACGTTGGTTACCGCATCGGCGGCATGGACGTATCGAACCTGTGGGCTGCGCGCGGCAGCGCCAGTTATCGCCTGCCGTTCCATGGCCAGGGCTATTCGGCAAGCAACGGCGCCAAGACCAACTCGACCGGATCGGCATCGGCATCGATCTCGATCGACATGCTGTCCGACGGCAACTACAGCATCCGTCGAAGCGTCACCGGTGGCGGCAACAACAGCAACACCGTGATTGGCTCCGGCCGCTGGCTTCCGGCAGGCGCCAGCGCCTCCGAGTACGACGTGCAGTTCAGCGTAAGCAACCAGGGAGCGGCGTACTTCAGCAACAGCGCACCGTCGTTCGCCTCGCTGGCATCGACGCAATCGGCAGGCGTATCCATCAGCGTGCCCGCCAGGTCCACCAGCTTTGAAAGTGCCTCCACCAGCATCAACGTCCACCTGCGTCGTGCCGGTGGCAATGCCCAGGTCTCCAGCTTCAGCGCCAGCGTCAGCGCCTCCGGCTGGGTCTGATCGATCACCGGGCCACCGCTGCAATTATCGCGGCGGCCGCATTTTCCGAACATATACCCGTCGCCTGCATCTGCAGGCACACCACCACACCGAGGAACCTCTCCGAATGACCGAATTTCTCCACGGCGTACAGGTCGTCAACATCGACACCGGTGCGCGCTCGATCGCTGTTGCATCCACCAGCGTCATCGGCATCGTCGGCACTGCGCCACTGGCCGACGCCGACGCTTTCCCCATCAACACGCCTGTCCTGGTGACCTCGCCGTCGCAGGCCGCCAAACTGTCGGCCAAGACCGGCACCGAAGCCGGCACGCTGCCCGGCGCACTGGATGCGATCTTCGACCAGTCGTCGGCCGTCGTGGTCGTGATCCGCGTCGAGAACGGCGCCAACGAAAGCGCTACCCTTGCCAACGTGCTCGGCGGCGTGAACGCACAGACCGGCGCGTACTCCGGCGTGCATGCACTGCTGGCTGCCAAGTCCATCGTCGGCGTGAAGCCGCGCATCCTGGTCGCCCCGGGCTTCACCCACCTGCACCCGGCCGATCCGGCCAGTCCGGACACTGTCCTGGCCAACCCGGTCGTGGCCGAGCTGCTCGGCATCGCCGACAAGCTGCGCGCCATCATCATCAAGGATGGCCCGAACAGCAACGACGATGCGGCCAAGACCACCACCGCACTGACTGGTTCCAAGCGTGTCTACGTGGTCGATCCGGCCGTGCTGGTGCAGCAGGGTGAAGCGATCGTCAGCCGTTACGCCTCCGGTGCCGTGGCCGGTGCCATCGCCCGCAGCGACAACGAGCGCGGCTGGTGGGCATCGCCGTCCAACCAGGAGCTGTACGGCATCGTCGGCACCGCTCGTGCGATCGACTTCGGCCTGTCCGATGCGACCAGCCGCGCCAACCTGCTGAACCAGGCCAACGTGGCGACCATCATCCGCGAAGGTGGCTTCCGCCTGTGGGGCAACCGCACCGCCAGCATCGATCCGAAGTGGCAGTTCCTGTGCGTGGTGCGCACCGCCGATATCATCGCCGACAGCTTGGAAGCTGC